CTTCATAAGAAGCTAATTAACTATAGACTACTCACAATAACGATGGTGTCAGAAATAGTATTTTTTTAAGATAATGATTTGCATTTCCCAAAAAATTACCCAACCAATTGATTTTTAATCATTTGCCGTAATAGCAATACCTTGCCGCCTAAAATTCCATCTATCATCTGAGCAAATCAAACCAGAAGCAGTTAATTACCTTACAACTAACAAATCTGAAAACCGGGTTGTATACCTCGGCGAGAGCATTTCACGTTTCATTTGCCACTGTTGCTGAATGCCCTGTCCGGCAAAGTAGAGCGTTCCTTTCCCGTCTTTTGCGTTCAAATGGTCTATTACCCCCATTAAACGATCGCTACCGGCGCGCGGTGCATTCTCATCGAATAAGTTGAGCTGGGCCACGCCCTGGCTGAAGAAATCCCCGAGCATAATGCCGGCTTTCTGGTACCGGTGCCCATCCTGCCAGATTTTGTCCAGGCACTTTACAGCAGCATTGATAATGTCGCGGGTATCCTGCGTTGGCGTGAGCAATTTCATTGAGGCGCTATTGCCGTAGTATGGCTCGTTAAGTGCAAAGGGAGAGGTTTTCACGAATGCAGAAATAAAGCGGCAATACTGATGCTCGCCGCGAAGCTTTTCTGCGCCACGCGCCGCATAACTGCAGATAGCCTGGCGCATCTGTTCGTACTCGGTAACGCGTTCGCCGAACGAACGACTACAGACGATTTCCTGCTTTGCCGGCGCAAACTCCTCCAGATCAAGACATGGTTCGCCGCGCAGCTCCCGAACCGTTCGCTCCAGGACGACATTGAAGTGCTTTCGAATAATCCACGTACTCTGCTCAGAGAGGTCCAGAGCCGTTTTGATACCCATGGCGTTTAGCTTCTTGCTTATGCGCCTGCCAACGCCCCACACATCCTCTACAGGCACGATAGTCAACAACCGACGTTGCCGGTCGATATTGGACAAATCAACCACCCCGCCAGTCTGCCTCTGCCATTTCTTGGCGGCGTGGTTTGCCAGCTTAGCGAGCGTTTTAGTCTGCGCGATGCCAACCCCGACAGTCAGATGTGTACGCTTCAGAACTGTCGCGCGGATCTCTTTGCCGAACTCCGTCAGGTCCCGGCAATTCCTGACGCCTGTCAGGTCGCAAAAAGCTTCATCAATACTATAAATTTCGACGCGGGGGCTCATTTCCTCAAGCGTCGTCATTACCCGGTTCGACATATCAGCGTAAAGCTCGTAATTACTGCTGAAGCAAACAACGCCAGCGCGCCGAAATAAGTCCTTTTGCTTGAAGAAAGGCTCTCCCATTGTAATTCCAGCGGCCTTGGCCTCGGCACTGCGCGCGATTACGCAGCCATCATTGTTCGAGAGAACAACAACCGGGCGCCCTCTCAGATCTGGCCTGAACACCGTCTCGCATGATGCGTAGAACGAATTCACATCACAGAGCGCAAACATGTTCAGCTCGCAGATTTAACGATGAAAGTCACGACGCCGAAAACATCGAGCGTGTCCTCGCTACCGACAATGATCGGTGAGTAAGCGCTATTCATCGGAATTAGCTGGACTGTCGGGCGCAGCTGCAGGCGCTTAACAGTGAACTCCCCTTCCACAGCGGCGATGACAATGTCACCATGCTCAGCGGTACGCGAGCTATCCACCACCAGCAGATCGCCGTCGCTGATCCCGGCCTCAATCATCGAGTCGCCGGCGGCTTTTACGAAATACGTTGAGCTAGGATGGGACACAAGCAACTCATTGAGATCGATACGCTGCTCCACGTAGTCGGCTGCCGGGCTTGGGAACCCGCATTGCACCAAATCGCTGAACAGTGGGATAGCAATAATTTCGCGTAACTCTGCCGGTCTGAAGAACTCCATGATGCTCACCTCGAATACTGTTTTTATATACAGTAGTTTCATCTGAGGCGCTGATCAAGACGGGCATTCGTGTGTGGCTGGCTACTTCATAGCCGCTTCGTTTCTAAGCCTGTAACGCTGTTGGAATTTTGGTGTTTGTAAATTTCAGGAAGAAATGCGCTGATCGCTCATTTTAAATACTACATGAAGGGGTTGTTGTCTGCTGATACCCTATGAATAGTGTGCGTTACAACACCGACAAGTCGAACGTCATCCAATGACTCACCCTCGATGGATTCACCATCATCAGTTATGAGCGAGTCACCGGCCCAGTACGCATGCTGCTGGCGGCCGCAAAACCAGATAAGCAAAGTATCTCCGCGCTTGAATTGTGCTCGGTTATCAATGACATCATAGCCTTCCTGCGTTTCGACAATGCTTGCTGATGGCGGAAGAAATTGCTCTGTTGCTACAACAAAAGCGGCTTGCATGTTTGCTGACGGACTCGGGAATCCCATAATGCACCTCCGATTTAACTGTGTATACATACAGTATTATTGATCAGTGGCGTCGATCAAGAGCAACAAGTGAGAAACAGCTTAAGTGAAGATAAATGCTGCAAATTTAATCCTCAAAACCTCTATCCATGCTGAATGCTACGCTTGTCTGAGCATTTACCACAATAATCCATGGCCCACTCCACAGTGGGGGTTACTCCCGAGTCTTGATAGCATGTGCTCTATACTCGAAGTTCTTTCAGAACGGTAATTTACAAAGACCAGCTTTATGGACTAATTGTCAATAGCAACGCTATAATGTATTTTTATGATTTCACAGGGCAGTCTAATGGTTGAGCACCAATATTTATACATTTTCGGAATAACTATATTTATTGGCATGGTTTTTTCTTTGCCTATATTCAAATATCTTGATGATGAAGTACATGCTAAGAGAAACACTGGCATGGATGGATTGAGATATTTTCTTGCTTCATTTGTTGCTATTTTTCATTCTGACTATTTCGTGATATACATCACTACTGGAAAGTGGGAAACAATATATAATGATATAAGCTACATAGCTCAGTTTGCAGTATCAATTTTCTTTATGATAACTGCATTTTTATTTTGGGGTAAAGTTTCAACAAAGGATAATGTTGACTGGGTTAACCTATATAAAGATAGATTTTTCAGGATAGCACCTGCAACAATATTCACTGCAATGCTTTCTATAGTCGTAATATTGTATTTAACAAATTACCCAAACCCATCAAATTACCTACATGCAAAGGATATATTTAGATGGATGGATATGGGGTTATTCTATGACTATCCACCGATGAACTACTTCAAGGACTCTTGGATCTTTCTTGGTGTCTTTTGGACCCTGCAATGGGAGTGGGGATTCTATTTTTCACTACCACTTCTATATCTCTTCAGAAGAAATGGGACTGCTTTTGTTCTGGCTTTGATGTTTGTATTTGTTTATTTAATTGGGTTCATCCCTGCACTTATCAATATCAAGACAGGGATATGCATATTATTTATTGCTGGAATGTTGTGTTATGAATTACTTAATAAAATTAGACTTAAGAAAATAACATATGAAGTTATTTTATTGGTTAGCATAATTGGAATTTTCACTTATCAACCAGAGCTATATTCAACCACCATGCTGCCATGGTATTTTTGCATGCTATTTGCGATATGCAAAGGAGCCAATCTATTTGGCATACTATCGTTTAAAGGCTTTGTAAGGCTTGGAAATGCAAGCTTTAGCATCTATGTTTTACACAGCGTCGTGCTGTATACTACTTTCACATGGATGCATGCCAAAAATATAATAAATGAACCTGCGGATTTTAAGCTTGTTTATTTAATTGGTAGCTTCGGACTAGTTTGTTTGATTTCATCTTTATGTTACGCGTTGATAGAAAGACCATTCATTAACATTGGTAAGAAGATAAAGTTATAAGAAAGGGGCTCTAAGCCCCTTTTAATTAACTTCCATAATAAGCTTTTGATTGAGCTACAAGATCCCAATCCTTCATTTGCGAAGGTCCTTGAATTGCTATCGTTCCTTCACAAAGATTAACGTTTGCAACTCTAACGTTTACCTTCTGATTCTTAGGTAAATCAAAAGACAAAAATGCAATTGCATTATCATCAGAAACAAGACCTTCAAAAGGTATGTTGAGAGTGAATTTTTTCAACCCCCATGCTGAACCAGCATTAAATTGACCGAATGAATATATTCTGGTAACTCCAGAACTTGGAGAAAATGATAAGTTAAGAGCAACCGTTAAATTAGTAGGTACAGATGCATCTGCATTTACAAGCATGAAAGATAATGTTACGTCCTTGCCTTGGCATTTGAATGCATTTTTGTCGAGAATAACCTGAAGGGATTTATTATCATTGTTTGCTACTGGTACAACAATCCCTATATTGGTACCGTCATGAGTAAATTGAGAATCATTACTCATCAGGTTTCTATAAAAATCACACTCAGCTGCCCCACTGGATGTGTAAGCCCAAAAGTCAAACACTCGTGCCATTGTTGCTACAGAGTTAAATATAAATGAACTTCCATTTCGTGAAAGACGAGCACTACCGTTAACTACCAAATTATTAACTGGCCTGTCGCTAATCCATGGCTGAATAAGAGCATTTTGCTCATGTATCTGTATCGGACTATAACCTACGTTATTGAAATAATTATTAAAGCTAGGGCGTCCTGAAACTACATTTGTAAACACAAGAGGATAAGTAGTGTCATAGTCAGCCAAATCCAATGAACCTATTCTACAATCCCTTAAAACAACATCACTCCTTCCTGGTTTCATAAATCGGCAGTTTGATGGCGGGTAACCATCACCAGATGTAAAGTTATGAGCATTCCAGTATAAAGAGTCGCCACCAATCACTCCTCCTTTAAAGTAATGATCGTCAGGGACAACAGAGTCACCAGGCAATCCACCATAAGTTATTAAAGTCTCACACTCAGGATAAATCGTCTCATGATAACCGTTTATCCTTGGGTTACTTGCAAAGGCGCCTAACTGATGTGTTACTCTCCACCCTTGCGCAACCCCATCAAATCGGTAGTCTGCGCCACCAACATCAATGCATACACCGCCGGAACGGCTACCCTCAATATGGAGATAGACATCTCTACCTATGTGTAATCTTGAATTACCATAATCGACTGTGCCATTTTTCATTTTACCATTGGCGCTAAGGAAGTTTACGGCCTTAGATTGTGTATTTACATGTCTGACGTTATCAAGAGTAATATCCCAACAGTGACCCCATAATTTCACCTGATAGTAACTCTCAGAACCATAGTTTATAAACCTTAAACCTATCAATCTTGGGTTTGTTATAAATTCATTGAAAACAATACCGTGATCTAATAGTCCTCCAGTGAACGTGAACATGCCGCAACCAATAAATCCGTAAGTAATATGTAATTTATGATCTACACCGCCACCTTCGCCATTTAACGTGATGCCATCAGGGCCGAATTTTATTTGATTGCCTGCCCCAGCATACTCTAACTTCGTATCTCCAGTACTAGAGAATACAACTGGACGGGTAAACCATAAAGTTGATGAATGCTTGAACCACCCTGATGGAAACTCGAGAGTTACTGGTCTTCCATTAGGTTCTGTATTAGTTACGGCGTTGACAGCAGCTACCATATTTAGCATCTGAGCAGTAACATCACTACCTGGTGTATATGGGTTAGGAAGATAATCAGCAGCGTATATCACGTCACCGCTGCGTTTTCGTGAACGATCCAGCTCATCAGCTACTGTACCATCACGATATCCAACCAAAGTTGCTTTACCGCCTGAAAGCAAATCGCTTCTCAGGGAAGCATCTCCAACAGATATCCATTTCCCTAGACCCACACCGCCAGTAGACTCAGGGGTAGATCCAGCTGGTACATTTTTTGGGAAGGAAGCATCCCAACGGTAATACTCACCTGTAGCCTCAAGGCGCAAAACTTGGTTAGGTAGAGTGAGATTGTTGCCGTTTTCGAAGCTGTCGAGTGTAATGTACCCAAAAGCTGAAATAGCCTGTTGAGCTACCCAGCGCAAACCCTCGATTGTATAATGTTTTTTGCCAAACCTGTCTTCATATTCATACTGAAGTGATGTCACAAACTCATCGATTTTCCCCGCGTTAAATTTCAGGTCGCGAGGAGATTCGCTTGGTACAGCATTTTGAGTAGGTTGCGTAGCCATATTGATTCCATAAAAAAACCCGGCGCGGTGGCCGGGTTGGGGTGATCGGGATGGGTCTTATTGGTAAATCAGATCGCTATACTCGGCGAGGGTTAATGCGGTGCTGCCTTTTCCGTCTGGTTGTTTAGCCGTGATAGTCCACTGCCCTGCATCAAGTTCCTGAGTAGTGGCGATGACGTATCTGGATGGGGACTGGACGTCGAAACCATCAAACAGGTTGAGCTCAATGCCAGGGATAGCAGCGGTAAAGCCGAACGCGGTATCAGCGCGCGGAGATGCCGGGTATCGCGCGGTGGTGGCACCTGATGAGTCCGTGACCTGCACAAACATGGATCCGGAGAAGTTGATGCGTTCACTCGTCTCAAAGTCATTCCCGACCCGCGACACGATATAACCGGCCTGCTGGTTGGTGTCGTATGTGTCCGGCACCTGAACCATATCGCCAATGTTTACCCACTCTCCGTCAGCCATTGCCGTTACCTGCATCGTCATGCGGGAGTAGATAAGGCGCCTGCATTCCCTAAGCGCGCGCTCCGCAGCCTGGAACCTGTTCCTGACGTACAGCATTTCGAACTTCTTCGCCTTGGCCGGCGATCCTTCAATGATGGAATTTCCGGATATCCGGTATCGGACAAAGTCCTGCTTATTGGTGTCCGGGTTGCGATACTGCACTTCAACACCGTCATAGCCGCCAGGGAGCGTCATGTCGTAGGAGAGCGAGTAACCATCTGGTTTGGTATTCGAGCGGTTGAATATCGTGGCCGCAGATGTCTTTTTTCCGTCTCGGGTGAATGACAGCACGCCGTTGTCGTCGTAAACCGAGACGCTGGCAGCGTCACAGATGGTCTCCATGCGTGACCCGAGCGACACATCCTCATCGTCAAAGGTGAAATCGAAATAACCCAGACGCGGGTCGATAGCGTCGATTTGAGCCTGTATCTGGTACAGACCATAAATATCAATGCTAGACTCCGGCTGCTGCCCTACGACCAGCCAGTTAAATAGCGCAATGTCAGCGAATTTACGCGATGGTCTGAGCGTGTACCGAACGCCTGGCCGACGATAGGAGCAATCACGCCAGCCTGCAGCGGCACGATTACGATTTCGTTGCCGGTCAGCTCAGCATCTTCTTTGATTGCTGCGATGCCTGACAGTTTGGAGATCTCTTCCAGCACGGTGCGGAGAGAGTTCACATCGAAGTACTGTTCCCAGTTGGACATGATTTCGCTGGAGACGTACCACGTCTGCTGGCCGTACTGCATGTTTTGCAGCTTGAGGACGTCACGCAGGGCGATCGCCGCGGCACGCATGGCTTTCGGGTCGGTGCTGGTTGCGAAGTTAACAGTCAGTGTCACTTGGGCCACACGCTCATCGTGACGTAAACCCTTCCAGGTCTTGTCATCGAATTTGATGTAGTTACCTGCCGCATCGCGGAAACCTTCCCAGATGTAGTCGACATACTGGCGGCGCACATCATCAACAGATCCTGCCTGAGCATCGGCAAGGGATGAGAGCGCGGAGCCTTTGTTGAATACCGGGTCACGCCAGTTGAACTTAAAGCCGCTGTCATGGATCGGCACCATAGTGCCATCGAAGGTAGCCCAGTCAGTTTTGTCCTCGTCGCTCGCCAGTCGCCCGGTCTGCTGACCGAACAGGATGGTGAACGGGATCTGCACGGAGGCTGCCAGTTCATTCGCGGTGACTTCCCAGGTCGGCCCCGGGTCGCCAGGGGTAACGCTCAGAACGTGCATCTGCCCTGCCTGCATAACTGCAGCCGCGTCGGTTCCGCGGTTCAGCTTGTTGACCTTATCGCCCATCGCTTCGCCGAGATCTGCATATCCAGCCTGCTTTGCCTGTTCTGCCAGCGTGGCCATGTCGGTTTCTTTGCTGAACTCGACGGCGATCTGGCGACTGGCATTCTTCAGGAAGCCCTCGGCGCCACCACCAGATACTTTCTCAAGATCGAGGCCCTTGTTGTATCCAGCTTCCAGCAGCGGGATTCCGGACAGCACGTTGTCATCTTCAGAACCTTCGCAGAACAGGATAACGCGGCTCGGGTGTACCGGCTCACCGACGAGAAAGAGAAGTGGATCGGTGACCGGGCTCGGGAAATCATCGACATGATGCCGAAAGAGCCGTCCGGCCTCTTCCACTTCTCAGTCCCGATTGACTCCAGCCCATATGAAGGACTGCGCAGCGATGACGCTGGCAAGGCCTACAACGATTTCATTTCGGCAGTTGCTTACGCCCAGGCGGAATACGACTGGGAACACCGTACCGGCTGCCCGTTTTAATTTTTGAGGGGATTAACGATGGCAAAAGAATTAACAATCACAGCGACGTCGCTTCAGGAGATAGGCGTCGACGTCTCCACCTGGAGCGCGCTGAAGAACAGCATCTATCCTGGCGCCAAAGACGAATCGGTAATGATGGCGCTTGACTACTGCCGAGCCCGCCAGCTGGATCCGTTGCTCAAACCAGTCCACCTCGTTCCGATGTACGTCAAAGACTCGAAAACAGGTAAAGGTGACTGGCGCGACGTGGTCATGCCGGGCATCGGGCTTTACCGCATTCAGGCAGACCGTTCTGGCGATTATGCCGGGGCCCGGGAGCCTGAGTTCGGCCCCGATGTAACTCAGACGCTTACTGGTGTCGAGGTGACCTTCCCTCAGTGGTGCAAATACACCGTCTACAAGCGCATGCCCAGCGGCGAGATCGTCGAGTTCAGCGCTAAAGAATACTGGATTGAAAACTACGCCACCGGCGGCCGCGACACTACGGCGCCGAACGCGATGTGGAAAAAGCGCCCTTACGGCCAGCTGGCGAAATGCGCAGAAGCCCAGGCGTTGCGTAAGGCATGGCCTGAGATTGGACAGCAGCCTACCGCCGAAGAAATGGAGGGCAAATCACTGGACGTAGATATCCGTGACGTCACGCCGCGCAGCACCACTGAAGCGCTTCCACCAGCAGCAAGCGAAGAAACGCTGCAGGCGATAACCGATCTCTTAACATCGCTGAATAAAGACTGGGAGCAAGACTTCCTCCCGGTGTGCAGCGACATCTTCAAACGGCCAATTCTTGAGGCGTCAGACCTCACTGAAGAAGAGGCACAGAAAGGGTTCAACTTCCTTCAGAAAAAAGCTAAGGCGGCAGCATGACACCATCCCTGCTTTCACTGTTGCGAAGCGGAAAGCACAGCATTCGCGACATGGCAAAGATTTTAGGCATTTCAAGGTCTCGCGTTTCATGGTTCATCGCCGAGCTTGAGCGGCGTAAATGGATAGAAGTCACCAGGTGCGCAATATGGTTTCACGATGGCACCCGTTCAAATAAGCAGAACGTATACAGGGTAAAACTATGACACCGGAAATTATCCAAGCTCGGACCGGCATTGACGTAACCACTATCCAACAGGGCGATGAGGCGTGGCACCGGCTGCGCCTCGGTGTCATTACTGCCTCAGAAGTACACAACGTCATATCCAAGCCAAGATCGGGGAAGAAGTGGACAGATATGAAAATGTCCTACCTCCACACGCTGCTCGCCGAGGTATGCACAGGCGTGGCGCCAGAGGTTAACGCTAAGGCGCTGGCCTGGGGTAAGCAGTACGAGGAAGACGCCCGCACCCTTTTCGAGTTCACAACTGATGTGAAAGTCACGGAGTCTCCGATCTTGTTCCGTGACGAGAGCATGCGCACTGCGTGCTCCCCTGACGGCCTTTGTAGTAACGATTTCGGCCTCGAATTGAAATGCCCGTTCACCTCCCGCGACTTCATGAAATTCCGCCTTGGCGGTTTCGAAGCCATCAAGTCTGCGTACATGGCCCAGGTGCAGTACAGCATGTGGGTGACCGGAAAAGACGCCTGGTTCTTTGCCAACTACGACCCGCGCATGAAACGCGAAGGCATTCACCACGTCGTCGTTGAGCGGGATCCTCAGTACATGTCCGATTTCAACGAAATGGTGCCGGATTTCATCGAGAAGATGGACGAGGCGCTGGCGGAAATCGGCTTCACGTTCGGGGAACAGTGGAAATGAAACGCACACCCTTCTATCGCCGGCCCGGGCGAACCGGGCAATTCTCTGGCCTCCGTGAGCGCGTTATCTGGATGATTCAGACGCGCGGCCGCCCGGTAACCGGCAGCGAAATCGCTGAGAAGTTTGGCGTATCGCTCATTGAGTTCAACCGGGTAGCCAACGGCATTACCCGCGGCACCGGACAGATAGCGCAGATAGTTGAGTCGGAGAAATGGCTCAACGAAGACGGTATCTGCGACAGGACATTCGACCTCGTCACGAAGCCGAAGGTTGTAACACCACAGGGTAAATCGCGGCTGTTCACCCGGCGCGCCATAGAGCAATCGCAGGAAGGCAGACGGCAGGAATGCATAGCGCGGGCCGCCCGCCGTCGCCGCCTGATTGCTCAGGGCCTCTACATCGACGAAATGGAGTCCATCCTATGACTCACGCTCACGACTACATCAGGGTTGGCACAGTGTGCCTCCCCTTCATTGGTAACGGCTGGCTAATGCCATGGGGTGAAGTGGTCAGCAATCCATTAAAGGCGCAGCGGCTAGCTGAGGAATATCGGGAAAGGTAGGGGGCGGCATGAGCAAAGTAGGCGATTATTTCTTCGAGTTTCCGGCGTCGCGCGGCACGCAGGGTGGCACGGTGACTTACATGATCACAGCCCCTGCCCGGGCGCTTACACGCATTCTTGCGTCTGATAATCACGGCAGCACACTCGAGCGATCGCAACGAGAAATCAATCAGGCTCGGGTGAAGAAGTTCTACCAGTACCTCGTCAATGCATACCAAAATAAAGAGCCCTTCATCATCCCGCCGCTGGTAGGCAACTGCGACGCGGATATTGAGTTTGAAGAGTTCGGCAATACGAATGTGGGCGTCGCACGCTTCCCTATGGATGCAGTGATCAAGCTGTTCGACGGCCAGCACCGCGCCGCCGGGTTAGCTGAGTTCTGCCGGACTTACGGAGAGCCAATCAGCATCCCGCTGATGCTGACGCATAACCTGCCGCTGAAGGCGCGCCAGCAGTTCTTCTCCGATATCAATAACAACGTCTCGAAACCTTCCGCTGCGATCAACATGGCCTATGACGGGCGTAATGATGTTGCCCAGGGGATGGTGACGTTCCTGTCTCAGCACGACACCTTCGCAGAGGTGACAGACTTCGAGCACAACGTCGTTCCGGCGAAAAGTAAGCTGTGGGTGAGCTTCAAGGCGCTTAGCGACGCGACGGCCAAGTTTGCCAACGCGGGCAGTAAGCCGCTGGAAATGGGCGACATCGAATCTATCTGGGAGGCCTGGTTGGCCCTGACGCAGATCGAGGCGATTCGCCACGGAACCAGCCAGGCAGACTACAAGCGCGACTACATTCAGTTCCACGCAGTGATGATTAACGCCTTCGGCTATGCCGTTCAGCGGCTGATGGCTGACCACTCAATCGTAGATATCGTCCAGATGATTGAGGAACTGGCGAGCAGTGCGGGCTCCTCTGAGATGGAAGACTTCTTCCTGATTTCGCGATGGGGTGGCGTCTGTGTGAATGCCGAAAAAGACCGTCCAACGATCATTGCCTCCGTTCCGGCGCAGAAATCGGCTGCTGAGCGGCTCGTCAAAGTTATCCTGGCGAAAAGCCTTGAGGAATAGTTATGACAATGCAGATGCACTCAATGCCCTGGCCTGAATCTCAGGCCATTTTTTTGTCCAAAACTTATCTGTACATGGATATGGATGAACTGTGCGCAACGTTACAGCGCACCAAAGCATCTATCCAGATGAAAGCCAGCAGCATGGGTCTTTACCGCTGCGGGAAATTAACCATCGACGATCTGCAGCTGATTGAAGCCCTGCTTGATGCCGGCCTTGAGCATGCGGTTATCGCCAGAAAGTTCGAACTCTCCGAGCCTCAGCTAATGAGGGTTCTGGAAACGGGAGCCTTTCATTGCGATATCTGCGGCACGTTCTCCGCGTCTATGCGTTCCTCTTACTGGAAATTCGACGGAGAGCCGCAAAGGACTTATAGCTGCTGTCCGGCGTGTTGCCGCGCGATGGTTGAAAGCTTTAACGCAGGAAACGACGGTCCGTTGCTGGCACGCAGACGGGAGGCGGCATGACTGATTACACCGGCAGCAACACGCCAGCGGATCAGCGAGACCTATGGCGCACTCCACCAGCGCTGTTCGCTTCCCTTGATGCTGAGTTCTGCTTCCAGCTGGATGCCGCAGCAGCGCCGCATAACGCGCTGTGCCGGAAGTTCATCACTGCCGAGCAGAACACGCTGGAAACGCCCTGGGCTGATTACCTGAGCATTCCCGGCTACGTCTGGCTGAACCCGCCATACAGCGATATCACACCGTTCGTTAAAAAGGCTGCAGCCGAGAGCGCCAATCAGATCGGCACGGTGATGCTGGTACCAGCAGACACTTCGGTTGGCTGGTTTAAGGAGGCTATCCAGACCGCCAGCGAGGTTCGCCTCATCACCGCCGGGCGGCTGGCATTTATCAACCCGGTCACCGGCAAGCCAGTATCGGGAAATAACAAAGGTTCGATGCTTATCATCTGGCGACCGTACCCGCGTACACACTGCCACTTCGCAACTGTGGACCGGGACGAGCTTATGGCTTTCGGAGCGAAACTTCTCGCCCGCAGGGAGGCCGCATGACGCCAGAAACAGACAACGCCAGTATCAAGGCACTAATAACCAGGTCGCTATCGCGGCCTTTTTTATTGCTGGCGTTCACCTTCAACCGTATTAACCGACAGTTCCTGGAGCATTGAAAATGGCCGATATCATCGATACCGCAGCAGAGATTGAAGAGCTTCAGCGTAACGCTGCCCTTTCCGCTCACCGAGTAAACCGTAACGCCGTATCAGCTGAGCATTGTGAAGAATGCGACGAACCAATTCCAAAGCCTCGGCGCGCTGCCGTTCCCGGCTGTCAGACGTGTGCGGATTGCCAATCTGTTATCGAGCTGAAGAATAAGCAGAGAGGGATTTAATTCATTTACATGCTTTTGCATATAGCTCGTTGAAGGTTTTAAGCTGAGAACGAAACTCATCGACCAAAAAACCATCATCCGTTGCGTAAGCTATCGGTCGTCGTGAATACTTGAAGCCCAGAACTAAATGATATGGTTCGGCAGCAATAAAACGCGCGCCTATTTTTCGACCAAGTTGTGTCTGACCGGATATGATGCCGCAAACATATGGATGCCCTTCAGAGCTATGCGATGACATTTCTGTGAAAGTTACTGGCTTAGATGTATCTAAGTCACTGTCACAAAAACCAATCATCATTTTCCTTGCTTGCTCATCTTCAGGATTTTTGGCTAGTTGTTGTTTGAACACATCGCAGCCATCAGGATTCCCTGCCCCGCGCTTGAAGAATTCAATAACTGCAGGTTTTACATCTTCAAAATTGTATTGTTCTTGAGCATGACTACATTGGGCCAATGCTAAGAGCACAAGCAGCAGAAAATGCTTTGTTTTCATGGATGTCGTTCCCTCAAATGTAACTCCTAACATATCGGCAGATATTGGATTTACCCAACTAATTTTCTCAAAATTTTCATGCCCCGCTTCGTCGGGGCTTTTATTTACCAGATACCGAAAACTAACTGCTGCCAGCGCGCAGCATGAGGAGGGAGCGTGAAACCTTACGAATCGAAGAAATCACAGTTCACCAGAAACCTGATCCGGCGGCGCCACGCTGAATGGTCAGAAAAGACATTCGGCAATGTCGGGCCCATCGGACCGCTTAAGCACCTTTCGAAAGAAGCGCTGGAAGCTGCCGCCGATCCTGGCGACCTCAGTGAATGGGCTGATATGCAGTTCCTGCTGTGGGACGCGCAGCGTCGCGCCGGTATCACCGATGAGCAAATCACCGCGGCGCTGGAAGAAAAGCTAAAGGTGAATATGGCTCGTCAGTGGCCGAAACCGAAAGACGGCGAACCGCGCCTTCACATCAAATCATGACGCAACTGATAGCCAGTTATGAGCTGGCTATTGGGTGCGAAAGCACTGCAACGTCATCCCTTTTGCCCTCCACTGTGAGGGCATTCTTTTTGGGAGTTCACCATGCAATCAACCCCCATGAACTGGCTCATCGCCGCACTTATGGCGCTGGGCGCTCTCATCTCATTTCTTCACGAACCGGAAGGTGTGCAATGGCTGCTTTTAATGTGGGCGCATTAGTCCAGAAGAAGACCGGCGGTCTCAGAGGAAGAATAGAAAGCCTGCTGGAACCAGAAAACGATAAGCCGCGGGTTTATGTCGATTGGGATGGCGGCACTTATCAGATCCATTACGAATACGAATTGCGCGCGGCCACTCCAGACCAGCCGCAGTTTTATAAAACGATGTCATAGGAGCGACCATGAGCGAAATTATTCAAATCGTGCCCAGTGACTGGGTGACAGAAGACCTGCTTGTGAAGATGACAGGGCTACGCCCGGGAACGATAGCGCGGGCCCGTAAAAAAAGCTGGCTCTGCGGCAGGGAGTACGTCCACATGTCGCCGGACAGTGTCCCAAAGGAAAACAGCGAGTGCTTGTATAACCACAAAGCGATCGACCAGTGGGTTGAGAGCCTCAAAAAGAAACAGCCGGGTGCGCGCCAATGAAGATCCGTTTATGCTTAGCGGGCTCTTGGACGTCAGGAGGGAATAATGGCTAAGTCAGCATACCCAACAGGCGTGGAGAACCACGGCGGAACTCTCCGCATATGGTTCATCTATAAAGGCAGCCGGGTGCGTGAAAGCCTCGGCGTGCCGGATACACCAAAAAACAGAAAGGTCGCTGGCGAGCTTCGCGCGTCGGTGTGCTTTTCGATAAAGACAGGCAACTTCAACTATGCGGCCCAGTTTCCTGACTCGCCGAACCTGAAAAGGTTTGGGGTGGAGAGTAAGGAAATTACCGTGCTGGACCTGGCGAATAAGTGGCTGGAATTGAAGCGTATGGAGATCAGCACCAATGCGATGTCACGCTATTCATCTATAGCGCGCAACATGGTACCAAGGATCGGCGGTGACAGGCTGGTATCTGCGGTGACGCAGGAAGACCTGCTGTTTATCAGGAAAGAATTGCTGACCGGTTATCACACTCTGAAGGCAGGACAGAAAACGCCGGTTAAAGGCCGCTCCGTCAGAACGGTCAACAACTACATGAAGATCATGGGCGGGATGTTTAAGTTTGCCGCTGACAGCGGGTATGTCAGGGGGAACCCGTTCACCGGCATAGCCATGCTTAAGCGGTCACGTTGCGAGCCTGACCCGCTGACGCGCGAGGAGTTTGTCAGGATGATTAACGCCTGCGCCCACCAGCAACTGAAAAACATGTGGTCGCTGGCCGTCTACACCGGTGTGCGCCACGGTGAACTGGTGTCGCTGGCCTGGGAAGATATCGACCTGAAAGCGGGTACGATGATGATCCGCCGGAACCATACGTTAACGAAGGAGTTCACCCTTCCGAAGACGGAGGCCGGAACGGACCGCATCATCAACCTAATTCAGCCGGCGATCGACGTGCTGAAGAGCCAGGCAGAACTTACACGCCTGGGTAAGCAGTATCAGATTGAGGTGAAACTGCGCGAGTTTGGCCGCACCGATGTGCATCCATGCACGTTCGTGTTTAACCCGCAGATCGCATCACGTAATGGCCGTGCCGGGCATCATTACGCAGTGGGGTCAATAAACCAGTCGTGGGAAGCGGCAATGCGACGCGCCGGGATTCGCTATCGCAGAGCATACCAGTCCCGACACACGTATGCATGCTGGTCGTTGGCTGCCGGTGCTAACCCGAACTTCATCGCGAAGCAAATGGGCCACACCGACGCGCAAATGGTTTACCGGGTGTACGGATCCTGGATGGCTGAAAATAACCAGGACCAGGTGCTCATCCTCAACCAGAAATTGAGTGAGTTTGCCCCATCCATGCCCCACGCAGTGGGATCGGATGGTTATTAATTATAATTATCATTAGGTTATATAACCTAAACCTGCATGCCCATGACTTCCTGATACGCAGACACCAGCTTGTTACGCACCTGGATCCCCATCTGCAGGGAAACCGAGGCTTTTTGCAAATCGGTCATCACATCATTCAGCGCCACGCCCGGCTCACCGAGGGTG